CTCCTACAATTATCGTAAGATAGTAACAATGACAGTAACGCGCCCTTAAACTCCTCAGAGTCTAGAACACCGTTCATTCTAGTTTTAGCCAGTAAACTGACCTGATGATTGTCTTTTAATTCTTCAATCAAGAATCGTATTATTTTATAGTCTTAATACTAGACTGTAGATCCATAAGGTACCGCTTGCAATTCAATCAATGATGGTACGTTCAGAAAGAAACTCAGATTAAAATCTGGTCCCGCTCCAACGTAACTATCAAAATGCATCTCTCCAGATTTCATATCGAGTTCAGGCGTAAACATAGCCATAACACGAACATTATCCTCATCTGACGCATCTTGGTTGAATCCAAGAGTAGCATGGGTCGATGAAAGACCTCTAAACTTATATTGATTATAAAAAGGAGCATTAAAAGATAATGCAGATTGAGTATAACCATTAGTAAGCGAAAGTCCACTCGCCCCAGAATCTATATTTCTCACACAATGAGAAATCAATTCAGCTTGGGTGGATGGAACTGGCATAGAAGTGCCTCCTGCGAGAGAAGAATTGGTTATCGTACCTATAAACCTACTAGCTCTCATGCTAGGTATTTGCTTACCAGCAACCGCATTTATATGCCAAGTAATGCTCCCTCTACAACAAACGAAACATTGTCCTATCCAAGTTAATGGTGTCCAATGCACAAAATTATATGGGAAAGGTGTTGCTGGAATAAGCTCACCATATCCATCAAATTGAGCATCAGGATCATATCCTGGATACCTTGGAAAACGATTGAATGTTGAGTAATTGAGTTTCAACATTGCTACATCATTAGCAGCAAAAAATACAGAACCATGATATGCTGATCGCTTGAGAAGCTGATCAAAGCTACTCACGAATTCTCCCATATATAAAGCATTTAAATTGGAAGGTGCTTCAGTATTCTCAAATAAAACTTCAGATGGTTTACCTTCAGCATAAGTATCTGTAGACTGTAATGAGTAGGCTGTAAATTTCTCACTCACATTTCTAGGTTGTGCAAATTCCATACCTTTACCATACACACTAACCAGGCAAATAATATCAGCACTCAAGATGGGACTAGTTTGCTGATTCAAAACTCGCAAGGTTATCTGCCCATTATCATACTCATGATTTGGTGCTGGTGGTGAAATACCATAGTACTGACCGTAACCATTACCATTCATACAATATGCCGCTGGTGCCAAAAAAGGCACCTCAATAGAGACATCAGTTTCCTCTGTCAAATCAACAATTCGATTGTAATTTGAAACCTTAGTATTTGGTAACGATGTGAGATTTGTGTTAGGATCCCAGGTAATACGTACTCGACCTCTGTGGTATTTAGTGCAAATAAACCTGAATCGATACACAATATTACCTCTCCAGTTCTTAAAAGCATATGCTGGAATGCACATTGGTGTCATCTGCCACGTGTATTTAGATGCGCCATCTCGGCGCATCATTCGCGGCATGACAACAGAACCCCACAATAGAGTATCAAGAGTATCAGTTGCAGCCCAAGTAAATTCAGTTAGATAACTTTCTCTCGCACAGAAGTTGGCGATGTCCAATTCATCACCTCTTTCTACACCAATAGCCTCTGGTTCTTTAGCGAGAATATTCTTAGGATCTAATGTTAATCTATCCACAGGAGTGGATATTTCACACGAAGCCAAACCATGGAAAGGTAAGTTCTTGAAACCTTGAACATCATCAACTACCGGAGTATTTGTGTACCCAAATAATCCAGCAATCTTACCAACTGCACCTGAAGCTAGCGATACAGCAGATGCTGCTGTTCCAAGTGGTGCTGGCAAAGTTGCAGCTTTAGCTGCTACCCGCGAAACTGTAGATGCTACCGAGCTAATCTTAGGCGACTCATCATACTTTTGCTCAATATGCTTCGCTGCCACCTTTGTATCACCGGCTTGCAATGCCGCAGTAATTGTAGGACCACACATTTTGATATTCTCTGCCCATGCATAAAACTGGATGTCACAACCAGCTCCAGCAACAGAATTAGCATTCAATAAGCTTGTCAGTGATTTGATGTGCAATCTTCCAAAATCACGTACTTCAAAATTATTAGTTAAATCCAACCATTTTTTCGGATTCAAATATGGTAATTCTAAAATGCCACCTTGAGATTGAGCAGGATACAACCAAACATGTGGTCTTTGTGAATAAGGCACAAGAGAACCGTTGTATCCAACAACCTCAATGATGGGAGCTGGATCAAAAGCAACCAAAGGTTGATAAAAGACACCAGCACAACCATAGTAGAAAGGAGATGCATTGAGCATTACTTTAATCTTTAATGTACAACTAATATAATATAATTCTGAATTTTGTTTTTGATAACAGAATCATTAAAAAATAGTTGCCAAGGATAAATAGCATCATCAATACCACTACCTTCAGCCCAAGCTATTGAGTGTATCAACACTGGTCTTGCTAGGAAATTCGCCAAAGTAGAATCAACTTTGTACATATCACGATTGACATCTACATTCTGATCACTATACTCCTCACCTGCATCAGCATCAATGAAAGTAGTCACTTCCTGATCTTCTGATTGCAAACCTGTTGAGATCGCTCTTGGTAAAGTCATTTTTTCTTTCTTCAAATTCTGGACTTCTTCAGTTTGAAGCGCACGAGTAAACCCTCGTGACACGGCGTCCGTAACTGACGGACTCAGTACAACTCTTACGGAGTTGCCACGCATACAATTATTCCCGAGTTCTTGATAAAATTCCACAACAAACTCACACTGTGGAAAGTTTTGGGTACTAATTGATAATCAACCAAATCGTCACTAAATAGTGATTTCAGGGATCGCCTAGGTAGATTGTATATTGCGTCCACGCTTCTAAAGATTTCAAAGTACCACCGGTTACTTTAAACAGTAAATACGCAATATAAAGTGATTATGGTTTGGAACTTCACTCAAAGTCCACACAAACATATAGTTTACTAAGTGATTACAGCTCACACACGCTGCATCGATAATTAGACGGATATCGATGAATCCGAAACACTGCCTAAGCAAGTATAGGACCGTTCATTTTCGAACGATCAAAATACTTTGCCAGGAGAGAGTCATAGGAAGGTAAAGTACTTTCCTTAACGTAACGTTCAAGTCCATAAAGTTTTATGATATCACGAAACATTATTTGTTTTCTCTCATATACCTCTTTTCCATAAAAGAAGTATTCTTCATTAGCAGAGCCAATTATATCAATAATTTGCTCTTCTGCAGTGATCGATTTGGATCGCACCCATATAGTCAAACTTTTGACTATCGAGTCTGGATCCAAAGTAGCTAAATGTGTCTTGGTGTTTTCATCATATCTCCAGCTACGTTTGAGAAATGAACTCTCGCTGATGTTGATATAAGGTCTGCTTTCCGCCTCCTTATCAGCCATGGTGTACACAACACCAATTTTGGCTAAAGATTCACTAATTGCTGTATGATTGAACCATGGTATCTCATCACTTACACCACAAATGTTATCATCACCATATGTCATCAAACTCACTTTACTCTTAAAAGAATCGCATTCTTTCCCAGGATTCAATTGATAGTAAGCATATCTTTGGTATAAGGAGTTAACCAAACCATTGATGATAACAGTTAGG